CACCAGATTTACGTCCACGAAGAACTTCTTTTTGTTGTTCAGCAGATGCCATTAAAGCAGCAATACGTGCTTTCTTTTCAGCAGGTTTTAATAACGGATCAGAAGATACTTTACCAATAGCACGTTCAAGAGTCTGATCAACTTGAACTTCAGTCTTAGCTTCTTTAAGTCCAAACTCTTTATCAAACTTCTCTTGTTGAAACTCTAGTTTATCTTTATTAAGATTTAACATACCAAGTTGATATGCTGCTGTTACTTGATCTCTAGATCTACGATCACGTAGTTGTTCTAATTTAAGTTCATGTTCTTGCTTTAGCTTTTCTAGTTTATAAGCAGCAGTGTTACGATCCTTAGCAGTCATTACAGTTTCTTGTAGTTGACTCTTAAGAACTTTAAACTGATCAGGACTACCCTCTACGTTTTTAAACTTAGATATTAATGCAAGCTTTTGATCTTCAGGTAAATCTGATTTAGCAGTAATATCAATAGCTTTCTCTGGAGAGTCTAACATATTAATAGTCTGTTCAAATGCTTCAAGTTTATCTTGATTTAACTTTAATTGATTAAGGTCATTATCAAGAGCAACTTTACGTTGTTCACCTGCTTGTTTCTGAAACTTATCAGCAATACGAGTCTCACCTCTTTGAGCTGCCATTTGAGCAGCAAGGTTATTAACTTTAAACATATCTACTGGTTTATTCTCACCAGTCTTTTCATCTGTTTCTACTGATTGTTCATAGGACTGTTTAAGCATATCTCGACTAGCAACATCTTCTGCTACTGATCGTGTTGCTTCATAGCCTTCTTTATATGCTGCCATTAAGCTATCAGCCATATTAATCTCCTAGACCAGTAGTTCCACCACCTAATGCAGGATCATATCCGCCACCACCTAATGATCCTAGATAATTAGATGATCCGCCATTACCCCATGAATACGGAGAGAACCAACTAGTACCTACTGAATCATATGAAGTCATAGGTGTACCAAAAGCACCCTGTAATCCACCAATACCACCAGTGATATTCTGCATATTACGTTGATCTAAAGTCTGTTGATTTAATGCAGCTTGAGAGGCTGCTAATCCAGCTGCTGATGGCTTATCAGTAGCACCAGACATCTGCATTAAGTTAGCTAACGTACTATTGTAATAGCTACCAAATGTATTCATACCAGTAGCTTGTAATGCTGCTTGTTCTCCACCTGAGAATAGTCCTGCTTTAGCAGCAGCACCACGTTCAACAGCATTAATACCTTGATCTAATTGCATCTGGAAACCTGGCATTGACATAGCAGTAGCAGGGTTATTCATTAATGCATCTAGTTTTGCAGCAGCACCTGCACGGTAGGGGCCATATGGATCATATGCAGATGAACCGCCACCGCCGCCTCCTCCGCCACCGCCTCCAAAGAGACCGTTAATACCACTTGCAATTCCCATTGCACTACTTACCATTCCTAGTGACCCAGCCATAATATCCTCTATATTAGTTTAGTGTACAACTTCTCAAAGAAAGTGTACCCTAGATATTCAAATAATTTAGAGTTATCTAGATGTACCTTAGTACCATAAATAACTCTGTTTACATTTAATGATTTCAAATAAGTCTCAGCAAATTGAAATAGTCGTATACCAGTACGGCCTTGTCGATATTGTTTCTTTAAGAAGTAGATATCTTCTACGGCTGTTATACATGACTTATAATGTAGATGTGGAGTAATAATAAACATAATGTATCCAATTAATTCTGAGTCTTTACGACACGTAATTAACTTAAGAATTCCAAGTTCAGATAGCTTATTATATGCATCATAATTAGGCTCTAGTGGAACGCTTTTAGTTACGGTCAACTCGTCATAATGTTCTGGGTAAATCTGTTTTAACTCGTCAATACAATCTAAGTATGACTCTTCCTGGTATGTTACCATTTACTATCCTCTTCGCTGTGTTGGCCCTACGGCCTCTTGTTCCATTTCTCCAATAGAGAAGTCTATCTCTGCTGAGTCAATTCTTAGTGGTACATCATCTGTACATAAGAACTCCCAAGCTCGTCTACGTGTTTGACCACATTGATATAGCTGAGCTCTAGGTTTACTTAGATCTACTTGTCTATAGTTTGACCATGAATTGTAATCATCTTCTGTATGGCGAATCAGCATGGTCGCTGGTATCTTGTCACCAATAATTTCTATTCTATGGAAGAACTTTCGTTTAGTTGTTCCACTGTCTGTATTATCTGATACTGATCTATAGTAGATTGGAGCATTGTTATCCGTATACATATATGGATTTACAATGTACAATGAACCATTATCATCATCTAATACAAAAGGTTTATTAACTACTTGTGCATAATAGCTAGGTCTAAAATAAGACTCGCCATATACACCAGCATTAGGCTGGTCATTAGATCCCTTAGCCCACTGTGTCCATTGGTACCAAGTCTTTTCCATTAAGTCATATACTAATGTAACGTTAGTATCATGCAAGGACAGAATGTAGAATAAGTGACCATTTACCTTAACAGTATAGGCAGTTACTTTTTCTAATGTAGAGTTAGTTAAGAACCTATCAATGTTGTGGGTTGATACTTTCTGTGGAGATGTACCTTCTAATAAGTATACAGAAGCTCCATTGTTTTTACTTTTACCTACCCAGATTACAGTTTGTTCTGACTGTACAATAGATGTTGGAGCCGCAACTCCAATCTCAATCATATAAGTAGCTGAGTTAGCAAGAGGTGATCCTGTTGCATTAGCAGCATCATAGTAGAACTGTGTACTCCACTCACCAAAAGCTACTAAGTAGTTAAAGTGTTTAGCAATACCAAGTAATCTGTCAGTAGACTGTTCAAATGATAAGTAATCAAGAGCATTCCACTTAGTACAATCTCCTACATAACTATTGTAGATTCTATTATTACAGCCACCAATAAAGATATATTGGTCTAAGAACACAATGTTAGTAGCAAAGTTACCTGCTGGAAAAGCATTTAATACAGCAACTGCTTCTGCCCCAGCTTGTGGTTCAGAGAAGGTAGCAATAGCTACCGATGCTGTTGTATTATTACTAATCTCAATAGTATAATTATATGGTGATGTTTCGGTTACTGCTGTTACTGTAGTACCTACTGGTACACCAATACCAGTTACTGTCATACCTGTAGTAATAGTTCCAGTATATGAACTGACTGTTAGTATGTTTGTTCCTGATGTATTAATAACAAAAGGAGATGTATATGAATATGTTGAGAACGTAACACTAGGTGCTGTTAGATAACCAGAACCACCATTAGTTACAGTGACTCCAGTAATGACTCCACCAGTAACTTGTACAGTACCTGTTGCTTGAGTACCACCTACAGGAGGTGCACCAAATACAACAGTAGTATCTTCAGGATATGTAGTACTACCTGTTATAATGTTTACTTTAATTACGTTGTCTGTTTTAAGCTGAGTTAATGCAAAAGTATCATCTAGGTAATAACCATTAGTTCCATTATGGAATACTAAGTGCATATCTAGAAAGTCTTTAACAAACCATACTTGAGCAACAACCCCATCAATAGTACCTATAATCTCTTGATCATAAGTAGTAGGGTCAATCTTATATACTGTATTCTCAATAACAGCAATAAGCATGTTTCTAAACTCAGCAAGGCCTTGAGCCTGTGCTACTTCCGGTATAACAGTAGTTACGATGTTAGATGCATACTCTAACCCAGGACGTTTAATAAACTCTCGTTTAGTGTCTCTGGTTTCAAAGTAACCATTAACGCTTCTAGAGTCTTTTGTAAAGGAAGCAGTACGACTTTCAATGGGTTGTGTTAATGGTAGTCTTTGAATTGGCATTAGATTTTTCCGTAGTATCTACTATTTCTATAGTCTGGTTGGAAGAAAGTACTGTATGACTCTACATCCCAAGACGTTAATTGTTCTTTATATGTTGAAGCTCTAATAGCAATCTCTTGTCTATGGTTAGCTGGAACAGCGTATTCAATTGCTAACTGATCTGCTAAGTTCCAGACTAATGTATTCATCCACTCATTAGGGAAGTCAGGAATATCTTGAGCTCTAGAGAGATCGTTAATAGGGAATTGAAATACTAAATGTAATTCGTTGTTTGTAGCAGTGTAATCATCTGGTGTTAAGAATACATTAAGGATACCGTTATCACGACGTACATCATAGTACACGCTATTTGATACACCCTGACTCTGTTTAGATCCAAGGATGTTGTATTCTTGTCTAGAGATTAACATAATAGGTACATCCACAGGTGGAGTACTGCTATTACGATAGAAAGCTTGTATAAGTTTCAATGGTTTATCTGTAATTAATGTAGTGCCATCAGGCATATACATGTCATCACCACCAGTACCACCAAGTGTATACGATGTCTGACCGCTTGTAAGAGGTACAATAACCTCTTGTATCTTCCAAAGCTTTAACCCTTCAGTAGACATTTGTTTTAATAATAAGTTTAAAGCTAGACTAGCATTAGAGACAGTAGCAGGATCTGGAGTATCTCCTAGTTCCAAAACAGCCAATTTACGTAATGCTAACTGAATAATCTGATCACGTGTTACAGTAAATGTACTTGACATACTATCCTAATATAAGTTTAATTGCTTTATCCAGACCTATAGTCTGGGCTACTACTACAGCTAAGGCACCCATTGCTAAGTACTTAATCTGATTTAATGATTTCTCAATACTATGCATCGTTGCCTTTAGATCTAAGTGAGAGTCACGAAGCTCCTTAATGTCTTCTTCATGATTGTCTGTCTTAACCTCTAGGCGAACAACACGATGTTCAAGGGCTTCTATTGTCATTTAAATTCCTGTGTATATATTAATATTATACCATATTATTGATAAGTTGTCAAGCTTTTTATTCAACATCAATAAAAGTATCGTCAGGCTCTGGACGAGACCATGGTGTTTTCATGATATCAGTCTGTCCTCTTACAAAGTCTTGAGGTTGTCTTGGCTCCCAGTCTTGGGTACAGCACATAAGGCCGTCCCATCGCTGAGCAAGTAATGATGCCTTGTACTTTCGTCCACAGACATCACACATTGCAATCCAATCCCCTTTTTTATAGGAAGGAGTATAACTCATACTAGTTCAGCGCCATATACTGAAATATCGCCAACACCTACATATGTATTAGATTCGCTGGTAGTGACAGTCATAACAAGCCTATAAGAGACTTCACTGACACCACCCTCAATCCTCTGCATAGCTGTCTGTCCATCAATGATAGCCGCATTGACTATCATATCATCAGCATTAGCATCTACACCACTCATGACTATAATAGTACACACTGCGGTAGAGATTGTTTCTGTTGGTTCTAATACCTGTGAAAAGTCAAACGTAAAGAGTGCACTTTCCGTAGGTATTTTGTAACTAAATGTATCTGCCATAATAAGCCTTTTTAAAGTGGTATAGTAACATCTGGATAGTAACCACCATCAGTGTCATAGAATAGGGTTGTTAAACCATAGCCATTGCTTAAACAATCTGCAATAGTAACATCTCTAAAGGTATCCATTTCACCACGAGTATTAAATGTACCACCACCATTTAATGAATCATAATAATAATAGAGACCTGCAGTATATGGATATGTAGGATATGTTGTAGTATTTGTCAATGAGTTAGCATCATTAACTGTACTTTGTGGGAATAAATCAACATAAGACCATACAGTACCATGAGTATATGGTGTAATAGAACCATCACTTACAGAGTAGAAATCACCATAAGTTGAAGTAATTGGGGTTCTAACATCAAGATACTTATCAAATGTCTGTAAAGCCGGTAAATCGCCCATAGTGAACGTTGCGTCTCCTATAGTAGCTGACCCATCATAGGCATATGGAACGCCTCCTGTAGCCTCGTTTAGGGCCGTTACAGAGTCTTCATAGGTATAAGCAAAACCACTAGGATCACTACCTAATAAATACTTATAGACAGACTGTCCACCAGGATACTGGTTTGGAGACTGCCAAATATGTACTAATGGCATATTACCTCTAGTAGTTAATGTGGCTACATCAATTGCAATATATACTGATTTAACATAATCACTTGCAGCTGGTATTATTACCATATCTACATGTAAGTTAGTGTTTACTTTTACTTTAGGTAAGTTCTTATAAGACCTATGACATGCACCTAATGTTAAAATGCTGTACTCTGGTCTTTCTAAGATAGGCTGTTTTTCAGCTCTCCATAACCTAATAGTAAACCCTTTAACAATATTAATTAAAGACTTCTTACTAGAAACATCTACACGCAAACTCTTAGTAATATGTGTAAGTGTTTTTCTAGGTTTTAGTTTAATAGTGTACTTAGTAATATTACCAAATACATTAATAACATCTTTATAGAACTTAATTAAAACGTTAACTA